ATGATACCGTTTCAGGAGCGGTTTGTTAATGGCTACGAAATGGAAGAAAGGAAAGGTCCATTCCCGAAAAGGGAAGGGCAAAGGTCGTTGGGAATATCCAAACGGCAAGAAGAAAGGTCGACGCTGGCGTAAGGTGCGTTGATTATGACCTGGCCTGAGTGGGCAGGTCCTTTCGGGATTCCTGAGAACTATGACGAAGTACAGGATTTTATACTGACTTCCGGTGCGGCATATCTAATAGGGACTGCTGGATATGAAATTGCAGTTCGTCATAATATACCTAGGATGGCTTCTCATTCTTATGCGAATCCATCCTTACGTGCAATACGTGCTGCGTCGGCACGTGGTGTGATTTTTCCATCGCTGTCTAATGCTGCGTCTCTAGCGTCGCATTATTTGTCACCAGCAGTGAAGACTACGGTGCGCCGATCACCTGTTTTGGTCGCACCTGCTATTGGAGTAGCGATGGCTAGTGATGTTGCCGAGTCGTCATTTAACGCAGCAGCCTATACTTCGGGTGCTGATGTATCAGCGGGTTCTGTAAAACCATGGTGGTTACCCGTGATATTTTGGGTATAGTTTATGTAACAAGTGGTGACGCGTCGTGACATGCACGAGGCTGAACCCCTACTGTATTGGAGAGTGAGACGTGATGGCGTCTGGAAGTTCGAACGAGCACGATATGTTGTCCGTAATATCGGATTTAATGAATATATCATTGAACCACCGGAGGTGAATGTGAATGAAAGTAAAGAGTGAAAGTGAACTCGACGCACCTGGGGATTTTCCCTGTGACTTCTGCGGCGAGGGCAAAGATTTTCTTTGGTGCTTGAACGATGGTTTGTGGGGAGTTTGTACGAGTTGTATGAACAAACATTACCCAGGAGATGAGGAAGAATGACTCATGATATCGATGATTTACTCGAGATAATTAAGCAATTGGAATTACGAGTGATCCAATTGGAAACAAAGAACCGTTTGGTGATGAGGGATGGCGATGCCTGGTACTGGGATCATTAAGCGTATCGTTCGAATCGCTTTCCACCGGAAATCCCGGGACCCGCCCCCATCTTCCGGTAGACAACTTGACCTTCGTGGTAAGTGTCTAATTTGCGGATCGCGATCAGGTGAGCGATTCAAGGGTGGATGTCTATGTCAATCTTAGACATGTCCCGCTACGCGCGCGCGCGCGCGCCTAGCACGCACGCGAGGAAACGACGCTTAAGTACCGTCGATTTCCACCTTTGGGGAGCGCCCAACGAGAAAGGAGGATGGTCGCGGTTCGGAGTTCGGGGGGAGTTCGGCCGTATCTACAAAATTTATAGGCTGCTTTTGCTACCCACCGTTTTATGGCTACATACATGGACGGTCCACACCGTCGTAAAGTTCGTTCGAAGAAGAAACGCTCGAAACGCTCGAAGAAATCTCGAAGAGCACCGAAAATGCAACCTGCGGTAACTGATCTTTATTTTACAGTTCCAGCAGGAGGAACCGCTGGAGGTTCGACAAGTTATGTCGATACTGCCAGAGAATTGAGTCGAATCAACCGCCGCCTATATTCGCAAAATCGAATGTATGCTTATCAGGGGTTGACTTTCGTATGGAGGCAAAGTACGACTTCGCCTTTGGCCTCTTTAGAGATCAAGGTGTCTACAGCTGGTAACACCTGGTCTGTGCATAATGCACATGTGAAGGGCGAAGCATTGTGGCATGAAATGCAAGACCTTGTCCTGGACGATAATCCGTCGGTTAAGGGAACCTGGCACGACTTCAAAGTCAAACTTGACTACTTGATGAGTACAGGACGCATAATCTCCTGTCAAGACAGTGCTGGTGTTGACATTCGAGCCGGCGAGTGGGATTATGCAACTTATGTAATGCCTCAGCATGAGGTAGATCCTGCTACAGGCGAACCATTGGATGCTGATGAGTTCACTGTCAATCTTATTGGCATTGATACTACTCTCGCCGGACCTCCGGTTACAGGGACTCGTTCCCTGGTAAAGGCGTATCAGGAGAGCCGTGCAACAGTTCAGCCTGAAGACCCAAATATTCCTGCGGGATTGGGAACTTCTTTCTTCAATTTATTGACTGACTCGGGCTCACAGGAGCCAGAGTTGGCTGATGTTATCGAAGATGAAAACAACGAGCCCCCTTACGATGCAGATGAATATGTAGGGGCCGATGTCAATGGTGTTAATCCGTTGATCGTTGGTTTTGCTGCAACAAGTGCCGCAGAAGTTGATGGTCGCGTAAATGGTTTTGTCGCGCCATGTGGTTTGTTGCATATTGAATTGATTGGCTATGACGCGGCCGGTGCCATATTGGCAGATTCCGATATGCCCGCGGTAGATCTAATTCTACATGTCGCACCTGGCATGTACAAAGGAACGGCAAGCGTTCCAATGGGACAGTGATATCGATGGCTATTCCTCCCACGCCAGCCGATAAGGTACTCGCTGCTGCGAGAACTGCCCAGATAGTTGAGTACGTGAAAAATAATCAACTATTGACTGCTGTCTGTTTGTACGTCCTATGGCAAACAGGCGCTTTCCTCATGGCTTATGATACCGTTTCAGGAGCGGTTTGTTAATGGCTACGAAATGGAAGAAAGGAAAGGTCCATTCCCGAAAAGGGAAGGGC